CGGAAACTTTGGGCGACACCAAGATTGTAGCTAGAAAAAACCTGCGTGCGGAAGATGGCGCTCCGGTAGCTGGTTACTTCGACCCTGCTGATAACACGATATACCTAGACAAAGACACAGGGTTTACCGGGCACGCGTTATTGCACGAAGCGTTACACGCGGCTACGTCTGGGATCATCGCAAACAAATCGCATCCTCTGACTAAAAAGCTAAACAGGTTGTTTGAAGAAACCAAGGAACAACTAGCTGACGAATACGGGCTGACCACGATGGATGAGTTCGTTGCAGAGGCGCTGTCCAACCCTGAGTTCCAAACACAACTGAAGTTGACTACAATCAAAGGACGTAATCCGTGGCAGCAGATGGTACGAGCCATCTCTAATTTTGTTAGGACACTGCTTGGACGCCCGAACGTACCGGATAACTCTGCGTATCAAGCAATCGACGAGCTTGTGCAAGAAATGATCGCCGCAGATTACGATGGCCGCGCAGCTACTAAGATGTATCTGAAGATAAAAACACCTGCAGGTGCGGCACAGGCCATCAATGAACTAGGCGCAAAGGTTATAAACGCGGACAAAAACTTCTACGATCAAGCCAAAGAGCTTATGGGTTCCGCGATACCCACAGTAGCCAAGAAGGTATTTTTGAACCTACAACCCGTAAACATCTTAGGTCAATTAGCCGAGTCCAAAATACCTATGGCTCCACAACTAAACACTCTAATCAACAACATGAGTTCTGCTCTACGGGAGCGCAACGAACGACTTGACCCACTGGTTGATGATTTGCGCAGCTTTAAACGTAAGAACCCAGAGAAGTTTGCAACACTCCAAGCGTTAGTACCCAACGCATCATACGAGCGTATTGACCCAAGACAGGCTGACTTTAATAAAGCCTATGGGCGTGACAAGAAAGAAGAAGGGTATAACGAGCAAGAGGCTCGTGCGATACACAAGGAACTACACACCAAGTGGAAAAGTCTCGGCAAGGAAGGTCAAGACTTGTATGCGGTAGTTACCAATACGTTTGAAGCGGGTATGCGCGATGTTATGGATGCCATTGATAACAACCTCAAGGCCACAATAGAAGATGCCACTACGCGCAAACGTGCGTTTGACCGCCTTGCAGAATTACTTAATATGCAGAAGGGTACGATTAAACCGTTTGCACCGTTAACACGTCAGGGTACGTTACGACTTGCGTACAACACCATAGACCCGAAGACAGGCAAAATAGAACGCTTTGTGGAGTATTTTAAAACACAGCGCGAGCGGGAGAAGGCCAAGAAAAACCTACGGGCGTATAACGAAGAGGTGTTGGCCAAGCTACCAAAAGGCGACAAAAAACGTTCATATATACTAGAGGCGTGGGAAGAAGGTACAACTAGCACCATAGCCAATTTCTCCAAGGCACCTCCTGATTCGTTTGTATTTAACGTGTTGCAGACCCTCAACGCCGCAGGTGTGCAGAAAGAGGTTGTGGATAGCGTTGTAGCGCTTGCGATTGACACCATGCCCGAACGCTCTTTCATGCAGTCGTTCCGTAAACGTGGTGATGTACGTGGTTTCTTAGGCGACAAAACACCTACAGGTATAGCTGAAGAAGCCTTTGACCTTGTAGATACCGTGGAAACCAAAGGCCGCGACTACAACCGTCAGATCGTTCAAATGGTTTTTGGGGCCAAACTACAGAAGTTTAAGAATGATCTAAACGCTGCTGCGCCTACAACAACATCAGACGACACCACTACATTGTACAGAGATAAACTAGAGCAGATAGCCAACTTTGCGCAGCGTCCTACAGTACCCCGTTGGTCGCAAGTTGCCACCTCTGCAGGATACGCGTGGACTATGGGGCTTAACTTGTCTTCCGCGGCTATCACCACATTCGATGTGTTTATGAGCACCGCCCCACGGTTGATGGGTAAGTATGGGGACGTTGCCACAACAAAGGCCATGGGCAAAGCCGCCGCTATACTTGCGCGTAGCCCGAAAGAGAAGTTAGTGCAGGTAATGGGGCCAAACGGCAAGATGACAGACCGCAAGATAAATACAGGACGTGCGGGGTTCTCTATAGCAAATTATGACTACGATTCACCCAACCTACCAAAAGAACTTAAAGATTTGGAGCAGTTGGTAGAGGTAGCTAATGAAAACGCGCAAATTAACCAGTCGCTAAACCAAGAACAGTTGGACTTGGATGCACTGCAAGACTTTGACCTCAAGAATAAGAAGTTAAAGATAGATGTTAAAAACATCATGCAGAAGGCAAACTATTTCAACAGCTTCTTGTTTCACCATGCAGAACGCTACAACCGTGAAGTCGCTATGACTACTACTTATATGTTGGAACTGCAACGTATGCGCGACAAGAAAGGTAGCGAGCTTACCGTAGATGAAAAGCGCCAAGCAGCTATGACTGCGGTGACAGAGACAGAATTTACCCTTGGTGCTACTGCTTCCGCGGGGCGTCCAGTTTATGCACAGTCGGGTATCGGCAACATGGCCATGTTATTTAAGCGGTTCGCTATAAGTAAATATTACATGATGGCGCGTATGACAGACGAGGCGTTTAAGACTGCCAAGACAGAAGACGATAAAGTTAATCGTCGCATCGCACAGAAGCAGCTAGGTCGTTTTCTTGTATCCACAGGGTTGTTCGCGGGTGTAGCAGGTATGCCGTTGATGGGCGCATTGGGTCAGATATACGACTTGTTTGTAGACGATGACGAAGATGATTTTGACGCGGTACTGCGTAAAACCGTAGGCGAAGGTTTGTACAAAGGCGTGATAAACGAAGCCTTGGGCTTAGAGGTTGCGAGCCGTATCAGCCTTAACAGCCTGTTGTATCGCCCACCAATCATTGAGAAAGACCAATCACAATTCTTTACTCTGATTGAACAGTTGGGTGGCCCAATCGTAGGTATAGGGTTGAGCATCGAACGGGGTTTTGGTCTGGTACAAGAAGGTGAACTACTCAAAGGCGCGGAAGCAATCCTACCTGCAGCGGCGAGAAACATAATCAAAGGCGGTAAACAGATCGCAACAGGCGAAATTGAAACTCGTAGGGGTGATGCCGTAGTAGAAGATATTGGGGTGATGCAGGTACTCGGGCAGTTTGCCGGGTTTGCCAACGCTGATGTCATAAAAACTTATGAGATAAACAAGAACGAACGGCGGAAAGATACGTTCCTTAGAACCGAACGCACACGTTTGTTACGCGCCGCAAATATTGCCGCTGCTAATGGTGATGCCTCTGGATACCGTGAAGCGTTGAAAAAGATACGAGACTATAATCGTGAGTTACCTAGAAGTGCACGTAGTAAAAACCTAATCATGCCTGATACAATCAAGAAGTCACGCAGAGCGTTCGATACGCGCACTAAGAAGATGGTGGGTGGTATTGAATACACGCCGTTTATGCTGCGTAGCTTGGACGAATACGATCAGGGAATACAGCTATTTGACTAAAAAACCCCCGCACAGTGGCGGGGGCAGTGGGAGGAGAACGACAAGTTGTCGAGCTTGTCACCTAAGACGTATCACACAGTTCGCCACATGCGAACCCCAAACATGCCGTTTTCTATACGAACCCGTACTTCGACATTCCAATTTTTGCGCGTTGCTACTTCAATGAGTTGTTTCTTAGCTTTGACATTGTTAACGCAAGGCACAAAAATAGACGCTCCCACTACCATGGCGTCCCAATCAACGATGATCTTTACTTGGTCTGGCGCTAGATCATCAATCCTCAGTGGCTTCTGGTACACCGCTAAAACCTTTTAATTCTACTGCAATGGCGCGTATCGGTGGTAGGTTAAAGTTAGTGCCTTTGGACAACCGCATCTGTTTGCGTTTAGCCCCCATCTCGCGCTGCATCCCCTCTACCGTGCTAGTGTAGTCTAGCTTCTGTTCGCCAAGCCACTTCTTGAACGGTTTGGGTACAATATATAGCATGTTTGTATCTGTCTCGTATCGCGCAACCAAAGAGCCTCTTGGGTTCTGGTCGGGTATAACCATGGGCGTAATACCTTCCGCTTCTTGTGCAGTGTCGGTGCTTTTGATCTTCAGTATGCTACCCCAATGCTCGGTAGTAAATTCTGTGACCAGTGTTTGGACAGACGCGGTGCTATCATCCACAAACGCTTTTACCCGTATAAGTTGCCCCACTACCCACTTGAACAGCTTCTTCATATCATAATCTATTATGCCTGCTCGTTTTGCGGCCAAGGCTCCGACTAATATAGCAGAACACCCACCAGACCAGAAACGGTTCTTCTGGTCCAACCCTGCGGCTTTGTCTAATCTGGCTTTTATGGTTTCGTAGTCAGCCTTGATAGTGTCTTTGTTTTGGATGACGTATTGCACATACTCGGGACCAAAGTGGCCGTAGTTGGCTTGTACGTCTTTGTACAGACTAGCGGATACCGCAGGGTCAACAGCTACTTTGGGTATTTCATCCACACGTAATTCGAGGAGCCGCTGCATCTCTGCTTTGGTGTCGCCCTTGGCCATAGCCATCTGCGCGTAAATACTAATGTTACCTGTGGAGAAAGCTATCAGACGCCACGGCTTACCCCTAACACGTTCGTAGTTGCCGCCACCTGCCATCCGGTTCTTCTGCGTTCCTTCCGATAATTGGTACGCATAGTCGGACGCTTGTTTGCCATGGATGTTGGTCATCTCATCCGTGTTTAGCCCCAGATTGTGCATGACCTCGGCGCGGTTCATCCTAGAGTTTTCTGTATCTTTCTTGGTCAACGTCAGTGGACGTGGCTCCCCCCATATGGACGTGTTTGTATACATAGCTGTTGTTTTACCACCACCTGTCTCACCGAACAAATGCACACCTAGACTGTACAATCCAGTCAAGGGCATCAGGATCGTGCCGAAAGCTCCGCATATAGTGAACTGTTGTAGCTCCATGCCTTCTTGTGCGTAAAAGTCGAGTAGTTCCCTACTACGCTCCCTAGAACCTTTTGGCCTAAACGCGTCTATCAACCCTGCAGTTTTGCTTGACGGTGGGTTGTATTCTGTACCCGCTGCCGTAATCAGTTGGTCACCTAGCACAAACGCATCCATCGTATCTTCATCAACCCACCCGAACTGTTGGTGCGCTTCACTAGCGGTGGTTGTTTGTTGTAACTCGTTTATCCATGCTGCTGTGTAGGCCATTAGCTTGTCTACGTCCTTCCCGAATGTGGTTATGCCCTTCATGGACATGTGTTTGCGAAACTCTTCCCTTGATGTAATAGCTGATAGCGGGACTACAAACTCCCGAACCCCGTCTCTTGGTAGGTGTAAAGCAAAAGCTATGACTTCCCCAAGCTCGACATCGTGCAGCCTGCGCGTTACATAGAAGTCGTTGTGGTACACACAAATTTCTTCGGGTTCATCATTTGAGTTCACAGTGCGTAGGTACACGCCCCCGTTCTGCCCCCTAAAATATGGTCTTGGCAGTGCAGGTATTGTGATCTGCTTCGTACTATCCCCATCTATTTCCTCTATAATATTGTCTTCTGGCGTAGCTTCTTTGATTTCTTTTGTAAGCACCGCAGGGGTTGTGATCTTACCCTTGTTTGGACAACCCTCGCACCCGTCAGGGTTCAGCCGTTCTATCGTGCTACAGAAGTGTGGACCGCCTGTATCTTCCATCTTCTTTAGTGTGCCCTGCACACTGTAATCTTCGTGCTGCGCAGACATTATGTGGGCCGCTTCTGCCCCGTCCTCGCACACGTTGGCTATTGATAACCCCGCTCGCCATAGGTCGTGCGACACGCTACCTTGATGTTTTATTATGTGTTTGATCTGGTTGCAGCCCGTACCGTTCTTGGTCTTCAGCAACAGACGCTTGAAGCTACCTTTATAGTTTTGGTACATCGCGTCTTTGAAAGCGCTGACCGCCGATGTCTCGCGTTTCTTGGGTACTGGTATCGGATCATCGCCTAACAGCGTGGCAAACGTGTCAAAGTCCACAGTATCGAAGTCTTCTATCCCATAAAATTCTACAGGTAGTGGTTCCTCGTACTTGTGGTTACGTGTGTTTGGTATGCGCAGAATACTAGCAGCGTCAGAAGTACGCGAGGGGTCGGCCTCAAAACCTTGATCCCTACATAACATCTTTAGACGTTCAGCTACAGGCCACCAATCTTCCCTGCACACAGGCTCAGACAATATCCAGTATACGTGTACGCCACGTCCTGAGTTCACGAGCGTGGGTGTAGGCAAACCGTTATTTTCACAGAAGGTGCGTAGCGCGTCGATGGCTACTGCTTGGGATGGAAACTCTTTGTCGGGACCACAGTCTAAGTCTAAGTAGAAAGACTTCATCCACTGCACGTTGGTCGCTTCACGGGAACTACTGTCAAAAAACGTTCCCATCGCAAAGAAGGCGTTCCACCCGTTGCTATCTAAGTCGCGTCCTGCCTGTAACAGGTCATCTACAGATGCGTGGAAGGTTTGCTGTACCCGCCCGTTCCTGTTGGCCCAAACGCAATATTCCCCTTCGTGCGCTAGAATTAGCTCCAAAAATCGTTTTGTTTTCATTACTACCACTCATACCATAAGAGTAACCACGGCTACCGTAGTAACCGTGGCGTTTTGTTTTAATCGTCGTCGTCGAACATGCTATCCACAATGTCGTTGAGATCACCGCTTGACGGAGAGTTTACCGCTGCTTTCTTTACAGTCTTTTTTACTGGCTCTTCGTCAAACCCATCATCGTCATCTGTGGTGGGCTTCATTTCCAACACGTTGTTTGACTTGGGCTTCTCTTTGAATGGGTTTGGGTCTTCTGCCACAAAACCACCATCCACTGTACCGAACGGGTTGGCACGTTCCATCGGAAGGTACTTAATAACCTGCACAGCGTTCAGCCTTAGTGACACGCTTTGGTTCCCCCCAAAGTCATATGGCACCAACTTCACGGCGATGTTAACCGTACTGCCAGTGGTCAACTGGAAGTCTTCTGCTAACCCGTTACCCTGTGAATCGTACTGAGCAGGCTTATCGGTTGCCTGACCATTATACGCGCCCTTCAACGTGGCTTTATGCGTATATGTACCGTTATCATCCTTTACGAACGGATTAGATAGTTTCTCTGCCCACTTGTCCTCGCGGTTTGCCATGTAGCTTGCGCTCATAGCCTTGAACAAAGCCTTCGCCGCAGTGCTATCCATACGAAACTGGATAGAAAATTCCGCGTTAGTGTCACGCGGACCGCAAGGCATACTGCGGTTAACCTTTTTATCAAACGCATAGGTTTGGTCTATGCGCGGCCATAGAGCTTCAACGCCCTCAATTATATATGTATCAGCCAATGTCGTTCTCCTTTTCTGACTATACGTCTACATCAGCATCGAAATCAAATTCTAGCTGTTCTTCTACAGGCTCGTTGCGTATCTCGGCCTGTTCTTCTTCCTTGGCCTTACCTGTTAAGGCTGCGGTTACAGAAGTTTTATTAAAGCGGTATGTGTTACCGATCTTAATGTACGTGGACTTAGGGATATGCCCCTGCCGTACCCACGCACGGATAGTAGAAATGGACACTGCAAAATGCTTTGCCAAATCCTCTATTGGTACAAATGGTTCTGCCATTATTTTTTCCTTACTGATATGACGTACTCGGTGTCTACGTTCATGCCTTTGGGCATAACGTCTGGGTTCTCCTCCAAAAACTGTTTGATGTTGGTCTGGTTCAGCCGCCTG